ATCTTAAATTGTTATCAATAATTTCGTATGAGAAGTGTGATGTCCTCGTATACAAATGGTCTTCATATTGTATCGCTTGTATTTTATTTTGCCAAACTGGTACTATGTTAAAAGTAGAATCATCAGCATATTGTCCATAACTGTGTAGATTGCCCACGACATTTAAGCCACCATAGTAACCATAGAATCGCCACATCGCTCGATTAGAAACATAAAAGACATCACGAATTACAATTCTTTTTGTCTTGTCAATATTTTCATAAGGGACCCCGCCTGCTTCTGCTGATGCAGAAACTATAGTTTGGAGATCGTAATCTTGTTGATTTGCGACAGTATCAAATGATGCAGAATAAATTCTTTGAGTACCACCGAAGCCAGCCTCGTGAGAAAACTGCTGTCCTACTTTCATGGCATAACCAAAATTAAATTTTGGATATATTGTTTCAACACCTCTCTGGCCTTCAACAATTGTTCCGTCCTCATTGAAGGAGCCGGTTGGATTACCCAAGGTTGAGCCAAGAGTGTTTTTTGCTTGGTGGAGGTTTACGATGTATGAGTATTCTAAAACTGCTTCTTCGTAATTAGCATAAACATTTTCTGCCTTGATTTCTAAATCAAGAATATCTCCACCGAGTTTGCGATAAGTGTATGCTACTTGATCAACAGCACCAGATATAAAAGACCCAGTTGTATAAATACCAAAGGGCAGGGATGATAAAACATCACCTGCCGTTCCAGTGGGGGGAAGAATAATTGCTGATTGAGTTGAAGTTGGTGTTAAAGTTGGAAATGCCATGCATGAACCCTCCGATCATAGTAAATAGTTAGAAGAGGGGCAAGTTTCCAATTATTTCTTTAGTGTCTTTTTAGCAACCGTTCTCTTTCTAACTGTTTTCTTTTTAACTTCCGGAGCCTTCTTTTTTGCAGCAGCCTCTGCGGCTTTCTTTTTCTCTAATTCAGCAGCTTTTGCTTTCGCCTCGGCTTTTGCTTTGGCATCCGCTTCTAATTTTGCTTGTTCAGCGGCCTTCTCATCACGAACTGCTTGAACTTCTTTTTCAATGCCAAAACGACGAGCGGTCTCAAGGGAGGGAATCTCCCCCGAGATGCTCATTTTTTTAAGAAATATACGGGCTAGTTTATTTCGTTTACCCATTAATCACCTCTATTATGAACAGGTGATTGCATCGGTAACAGCAGAATTACCAGTCACAAACCACAGAAGACCATCTGTTGAGATTTCAACAAAATCGCCTTGAATAACAGAAGTTGTAAATGCAATGTGATAACATTACCAACCATTTGATTGGCAGTATCCGCAGCTGCTTTATTAATTGTAACTGCTTGACTTTCATCATTAACAACAAATCGACACCACCAACCTTTACCGGCAGCCGCCATAGTTGGTAAAGTCAGGGTAGCTGATGCTGAGCCAATTGTAAAAATTGTGCCACAATCAGCAACTTCAATAGTTTTGTTCCCGCTAATAACTTCAATTTTCTTTCTGTCCGCAGAATATCTTCCAGATTTAGCCATAATATAATCTCCTATAATAAATATTATTTATGTGTTTTATATTGGGCCATCTGCCCATCACAATTAAATAGTATTTTAAAATAGAAAAAGCCCCCGATCCAAAGACCGAGGGCTTAAAAAGCAAGTCGCTTAAAATGCTATCTAGGAAGCACCAGACTCACCAAGGAGTCCACGACAGATAACAAGACCGTACATGTCAGGACGAACCATTTTCTTCGCATAGCGAGTCATGACGCCCTTACGTGGTACGAAGTCCTCTACGCCGAAGATCGTAGGTGTTACTTGGAGAGGTACGTAAGGAGCATATACGTAACCGCTTTCAAGGAAAGAAGCACCACGACGACCGACAAGAATCACTTGACGTGGGAAGTAAGGATCAACCATAACGTCGAATTTGCGGCTCAAAGAACCAACATTCACAGCACCGATTTCGCCTTTGTCTGCATCAGCAGTAACATTGGCACGGAAACCAGAAGTGAATTCAAGAATGTTAGCAACTTCTGGAGAGCAAACGATAAAGTTTGCACCACCACGAAGTGTCTTTCTGTGGATTTGAGCAGATACATCATTGATGGTTTCAATGAGGGTCTCATACCATTCAGACACGGTACCGGTGAAGTCAGGAGCAGCAGCAGTTGCACCAAGTTCAGCACCAGTTTCACGGTTTACAAAAAGACCCGGTGAACGAGACCAGTAATAGGTAGCAGCAGTTGCACCGTTTACAAGGTCAGCAAGGATCTCACGATCGATTTCAAGAGCAATTTGCTCAGAAAGGATTGAAGTAAGTTCAACCTCAGCATCCAAGTTGTGGTAAGCATTGAGGTCTTGTCCCAATTCTGGAGTCCACTTAGCTTTCAACTTCTTGGTTTGAGCAGTGATCGCAGTACTATCAACTTTGATGTTGATCTCTGGGATATCTGATCTTCCTTCGAGTGCGAACAAGTTACCAGATCCACCAACAGCACCAATCGTGCTAGCAGCAACAAGCTTGTCCTTAAGTGGAACAGTAAAGCTATCTTGTCCAAAGTTTGCATTTAATTGTGTTGCTGCTTGTACGGCAGAACTGTTGTCAACAGTGAAAACAAGACGCAATGCATCTCTTGAAGAACCGGGAGCAGCAATACTATCTGCATTTTTAACACGATCAGACAAACGACGGATTTGAGTAGCAGTTGTAATTGCAGTCTCAGCAGTCGCAAGGTCAGCAGAGCTCATCACAAAGGCAGACAAGTTATTGAAATCAGGATCACCAGCAGTAGATGCAATAAGATTAACATCAATATCAAGAACCGCACAATGTAAAGATGAGTCTGTGATATTCAATACATCAACATCATACTTAATTAATTTTTTGTTTGCCTCAGAAACAGCACCATCAAGGGCGAAGATGAGACACTTTGCAGTGTTCACACCAGAACCAGCAGCGGTAACAGATCCACTTGGAGATGCATAAGCATAACCGGTTGAACCATCACGACCGGGACCACTAAGTCCAGCTTTTGAAGTTTGGTTGATAAGTTCTACACCATCAATAACACCAGCACCAACTTTGTTAGTACCATAAATTGATTCACCATCAACGTTACCCATACGAGGTGAACCACCGGGGCCATCCAATTCAAAAGTAAAGTCAAGGAAGAAAATGAGACCAGAAGGAAGGCTCATTGGTTGAACACTAACAAGATCGTTAGCGATAAGTCCGGCGAATACACGACGAACGATAGGGAAAGCAACAGCAGCAAAACCTTCTACGTCACCAGCAGCCAAGGTAGATGACTCACGAAGAAGTTCTTTTGCTTGGTTTTCCAAAAGACGGGCCATTGAAGAGCGTTCACGCTCATCAGAAAGACCCTCAAGTAGGCCGGTTTGGCTCCACTTGTCCAAAAGGGCTTGGCCTTCTTTACGCATATCGCGTTGGACCATCCCTTCTGTTAGGGTTTCAAGAATAGACATTGTTTAATACCTCCATAAAATGATTAATTTATGCCAGCGAGTTTTTTCATTCTTTCAGCTAAAGACATGGACTCGACAACCACTTTTTCTTTTCGCCTTGGCATAATCGCTGATAGATTTGACTTTCTGTTTACCGACTCGCTCAGTGATTGAGGACCACCATTAGTTTGTGATCCCACTGTAGCAGTAAGAGTCTCATGGAGAGTCTTCGCTTCTTCAGCAGAATTTGCCTGTGCGATGGCTTCAACAATTTTTAATTTTTGTCGCTCATTCAGGGAGGCATCGCTTAGTGTTTTGTTAGAATACACAAGTCTCGCATTTGAGACAAGTGCTTCATCTAATTTAGATTTGAGTTGTTCAACAACTCCTAAAAGCTTGTGTGCATCCTCGGTTGTTTCATCCAAGGATTCTTTGAGTTCAGCCACTCTTTTCATGAGTGCTTCGTTCTCTTCTTTATATTTTGAGTCTTCCATTTTTGCAAGGGCCAAATCTTGATCATATGCTCTTGTGCCTTTATCGGTCACTATGTGGCCATGCTTTTCTTCATCGACATCAACTGTTAATTCTTCTTGCATAACGCTACCGTCATCTTCGACTGCCTCTGCTTGAACAGTTTCGCCCTCATCATCATCTTCGCCTAGAATTTCATTGACGATTTCTCTGACTTCTTGAAGGGAGAGTTCATCATCTTCAATGTCACCAAGGTCAAGATCATCAAGAAGATCTTCGGTTTCTTCAGGCTGCTCACCAGCAGATGTTGGATCTTCTTGAGCGGCTGCTTTCACCTGATTGAGGTCGATTTCAAAATCAGATGGATCAAATTCAAATTCCATTGAAAGTTCTGATTGAGCATTCGGGTCAACAACTGACTCGGGTGCTGATGCAATTGGTGCTGAAACGGTATCAGATGTAGCAGAGGTAGCATAGTTACCATCCATATCTTGTTCATGAAGCATTTCAGCCTCTTCTAGTTGTTCCATTTCTGCAAGGAAAGTTTTACCGTCTCGACCCTCAATTTGAACACCATCTTCATCAATCGCACGGACTTGGCCGATTTGATTTGATTCCAGATGTCGTACATAAGATCCTATTTGTATGCCATTGGTGTCTTCGCCTTCAAGCAAAGATTCTACCGCATCCTTTATTTGGGGTGCATACTTTTCAATAATCGCTTGTTCGGCATTTTTTAGGGCTGCCTCTCGTAGTGCAGTGGCATCCACGATAGCTTGTTCTAACATTGAAGACATTCATTTTCTCCTAGAAATACTATATCACAAGTAAATAGTGTTTATGTTAGGAAAAAGAAGATTATGGTATATCAGTGCTGTCTAGTTCAAATAAAAGATTAATTGAACCATATATAAGGTTATTTCCATCTGCAAATTTGAACCCAAAATGTAAACTATCATTAGGATCAAAATCAAAAGGAACTGTACCGCTAACAAAAACATTACCTGCACCGGGAGCCAATGGTGTGCCAATTGAACCAGATGTCATATCAAATGTATTTGTAAAATTATTACTTAAAACAGGTAATTGTCGTCCGCCATCACCACCACCGGGCTCTAAAGCACCTGTTGTGTGAGTAACCACACTTGTGTAGTCTCCATTCTTATAACAAGCCGCTATTACACTTGTATTTCCAGCATTGGCACCAAAAGTGGTGATGCTAATTTGTCTAAGTGTTCCGGAGGCTGGTGCTATAAAAGTTGTCTCGGATCTGTGTTGATCACTACTTGGTGCTGCTTGGGCTGTCGTGGAGCCAGCAAAACAGAAAAACCTCTCAGTTGAATTGGAAAGAAAAATTCTAGATTGATAAGATACAAGAGTTCTTGCTGGAACATTTGTTAATCCTGAAGCATCTCCAAAGAAAGCAGATGCGGATACATGACCAGAGCCAGAAATTTCGTTGTCGTTGAAATTAAGTTTAACACCAGCACCATCCTGCATGGTTATTCCACCAGTGAAGATATTTCCGTCATTATCGAGGAAAGTGTTTCCACCTGATGAGATCACAGCGGACGGGCTGTTCGCAAAGTGGATGGAGGAGCCGGAAATTGCTGATGATGCAGATATAACACCTTGATACATCTGAACTTGCACAGCGGGAGTTGCAGCATTAGTTTGTAGCCTGAAGAAGGGTCCAAGACCTAAAGTGTCAGAAGTTACTGTGACTGTTTCTCTCAATGCATTACTAGCAGAATTGAACATAGAAATAGTGGAGAAACCAGTACCAGCATAAGATCCAGATGTCAAATCTAATAAGGTATCTTCAGCACTGCCAGAAGAAAGAAGTTTAAATCTTTTAGCTTTTGCTATACTTACATCTAAATCACCTGTGTCAGATGTGATGTTTCCTCCGACTTCAAGATCACCGGAGGCTGAAAGAATTGTACCTTTAAATCCACCACCCGTATTAACTGCGTGTGTGCCGTTAAAAGTAAAATCAGCGTTTGTTGTTATTGTTTGATTACCGGCATTGTTAATAAAAACAATCGAAGCAGCATTGGATGATCCTAATGGAACATTGTTAAGGGTGCTTCCGTTTCCTCGGAAGTTTAAGGCATGCACATCAAGTGAAGATGATATGTCACCAGATGCTGTTACTTCACCAACTGCGGCGATGTTACCTTCTGAATTTACAAAAGTTTGTCCTCCGACAATAATCTCGTCCTGAACAAAAAGAGAAGATCCGGATATGTTAACAGATGCAGAGAGATTTGAGGTTGCTAGTGTATTTGACC